CTGGCGAACAACATGGGTATTTCGTCGGGCCCGCAGGTGGGGGTCAACATCTCCCGCATACCGGCTGGTGAAGAGATCACTGAGATGTACCCATGGAAGGTGTGGCAGTTCCAGTCATCCGAGTACAACGACTCGGCTCCACCATTGTCGTTCTTCCAGCCGGGCAGCAACGCACAAGAGTTGATGTCGGTATTCGAGAAGTTCACGCAACGCGCGGACGAGGACACGATGATTCCTCGTTACATGACAGGCGAACACGTGGCGGGCGCAGGGCGTACGTCATCGGGCTTGTCGATGCTGATTTCCAACGCAGGCAAGGGCATCAAGCAGGTCATCAGCAACATCGACCAGAACATCCTAATCCCCATCGTCGAGCGGCTGTACCAAGACAACCTGCGCTACAGCAACGACCCGGACTTTATCGGTGATCTGAAGGTTGTCGCCAAGGGTGCGCAGTCGCTGGTGATTAAGGAGTCGGAAGCCATCCGTCGCAATGAGTTCTTGCAACTTGTGCTGAACAGTCCAATCGCTTCGCAGATTGTTGGCATGAACGGCACTGCAGAACTACTACGTGATGCGGCGCGGAACCTATCGGGTAATGTGGACCGCATCGTTCCAGACCGCCCAACGGTAGACATCATCCAGCAACAGCAAGAGACGATCGCACAACTGCAGCAGCAGATCGCTACATTCATGGGCGCAGCGCAGGAAGCCATGCAGGGCGGTGGCATGCCGGGGCAGAAGGCACCCAAGAACATGTTGCCCGACGGTTCTCAGGTAGGCGGTAGGGAATCGAACATGGTATCCCCTAGACCTAACGGAGTTTAATTATGGCTATTAAAGGTATGACCACCCCGTCTTGCGCAGCTTTAATGATGGAACTATTCCACGCGCGGACTAACGCGCACATCATGCACTTGGGTACTCGTAGCTTCGCCGCGCATAAGGCGTTGGGCGAGTTCTACGAAGAAATCGTGGGTAAGACTGACTCTTTGGCCGAGGCTTACCAAGGCCGGTACGGGCTGATTAACTTCCCCGAAGTGCCGTTTAAGCGCGAGGCTGACGCAGTTATTATGCTCAAAGGCTTGCGCCGTTATATAGACGACAACCGCATGATGATGGTTCCTGATTCAGAATTGCAGAACCTTATTGACGAAATTGTCGCTTTAATTGACAGCACACTGTACAAACTAGAGTTTTTGTCTTAATTTGTTGACAAAAGCTCTATATAGTGCTTAACATTTATATATGAATCTTTTCATAGGAGTTAAGCCAGATCGTACGACTTTAGGCTTGCTATCTCGGTATAGGGGCCAAGAGCACGAAGGCTTAACTAAGCTCTTTAGACAAAAGCTGGAAGAAGTCAAAACCTCTCTCGTCATCGCTGACGATGAGCATCTGCTTCGCCGCCTCCAAGGGCAAGCCAAGGTTTTGCAAGATTTTTTGGAGGCGCTGGAAACAGCACCTTCAGTTTTGGAGCGGCTTAAATAGCCGAATATCAACCGTAGCAAACCATTATGTCTGACTGCACACCTTCGAGGAGCGGTATGGCAGAGTTGGAGCTGAAAGGGAAACACTATGGCATTGCCTAAGCAAGTAGCGCAGCAGTTGAAAGAAATCGAGGAACTTGAGAAGCAGCTAGCTGGGAACGCGGAACCCCCGCCCGAGGAAACTCCACCGGAAGAACCCGCTCCAGAGCCAGCAGAGCCTGTAAGTGAAGAGAAGCCTGCTCCGAACGCTGAAACAAAGCCGAACGAGACGAAGACTGGTGAGGTACCAGAGGAAACATGGCAGCAGAAGTACCGTACCCTTCAAGGTATGTACGACGCTGAAGTTCCAAGACTGCATGCAAAAGTCAAAGAACTTGAAACCTATGTTACTCAACTGCGTAACCAACAAGCTGAAAAGCCTGTTGAACGCTCGGAACCAAACAAGAAATCGCTCGTAACCGAAGCTGATGTTGAGACTTTTGGTGCCGATCTTATTGAAGTACAGCGTAAGGTGGCGCGTGAAGTCGCGGCGGACTTTGAGACGCGGCTAGAAGCTTTAGCTGCGGAAAACGCAAAGTTGCGTGATGAGCTTGTAAAGACAGACTCCCGCGTTGGGGAAGTGTCATTCGATCAGAGACTGCGATATTTAGTACCAGACTTTGATCAAATCAATGACGACCCTAAGTGGATAGCATGGCTTGATGAGTTCGATCCTATTTTGCGCTCTGCACGTCGCGTAATCGCGCAAGACGCTTACGCTCGTGGCGATGCTGAAGGCGTTGCGTATTACGTTAAGTTGTTCCGTGATACACAAGCAGCCCCACAGATTGACACTCGGCAATCAGAAGTTGAACGTCAAATTCAGCCGACTCGAACTGCTACATCGCAGACTCCGGTCAGCCAGAAAGGAAAGTCCTACACCACGAGGGAAGTGGAGAGGATGTTCCAGAAGGTTGCAGAGTTGACTCGTACTAGCAAGTTCGAAGAAGCTAAAAAACTTGAAGCCGAGATCGATGCTGCTTATCTTGAAGGACGCGTCACAGCGTAATACAAGTCAGTAGCCTTGATCGAAACCAACTTTGATCTTTCTTTAGGAGTAAGTCATGGCTACTGTATTTCCGGCTAACGCGCCGTTTAACACCAATCCTAGCTATTCTGGTGCTTTTATTCCGACCCTCTGGTCGGGTAAGCTGAACGCTAAGTTCTACCAGAACACCATGCTTGCCGAGATCGCTAACACGACTTGGGAAGGTGAACTGAAAAACCAAGGCGATACCGTGCGTATCCGCCTCGCTCCGTCAATCAGCATCTCTGATTACGAAGTCGGTAACAATCTGAGCTATGAAGTCCCAACCCCGATTTACACTGATCTTCAGGTAAACAAGGGTAAGTACTTCGGCGTTCAGGTCAGCGACGTGCTCGGCTATCAGTCGGACATCGACCTGATGAACATGTTTACCGAAGACGCAGCCAAGCAACTGAAAATCTCGATTGAGAACGAAGTGTTCTTTAACTCGTTCGTGACCGAGGGTCCAGCTAACGCTAACGAGGGTGGTTCGGCAGGCGCAATTTCTGCTGCTTACAACCTCGGTACCGATACAACCCCGATCGATCAGTCGAGCGCAGCTAACGTCCTGAACGCTATCCTGCGTATGTCGTCGGTTCTGGACGAGCAAAACGTCCCTGAGACTGGCCGCTGGCTGCTGATCTCCCCGTTTGACCGTCATCTGTTGATGCAGTCGAACATCGCTCAGGCGTACTTCACTGGTGACCCAGAGAGCACCATCCGTTCGGGCAAGATCGGTATGTTGGACCGCTTTACGGTCTATGTATCGAACCTGCTGCCGAAGGGCGCTGCTGGTAAAGCACTGGTTGCTGGCCTGTCCGATACCGCTACCGGCGGTGCTGTGGCTAACGCAAAAGCTCGTCGTACCATGATTGCTGGTACCAAAGACGCCGTTGCTTTCGCAATGACCGTCAACAAGACTGAGCCTCTGCGTAACCAGACTGACTTTGGCGACATCGTTCGTGGCCTTGCAGTATATGGCCGCAAAGTGGTGAAGCCAGAAGCTCTGGTTCTAGCTCAAGTCGGTTCGGCATCGTAATAAACGGGGGCTTCGGCCCCCGCTTCCTCTTTTATTTAGGAGAAAATCATGGCAGGTACTCAGTTCCCAGCAATTGTTGGTGGCGTTCAGACTGGCATCACCGCCGGTGCTACCCAAACCCAAGCAGGCGCGACCGCCGTTACCGGCGCAGTTGCAACTGTTACTGTAGTCGCCGCAGATAACGATGGTGTTATTCTGCCTGAAGGCATGGCCGCGCAATCGCGCGTAGTCATCGCTAACCTTGACTCCGCTCAGGACATCAAGGTATACCCACCAGTTGGTGGCACCATCAACGGCGCAGCAGCAAACGCCGCACTGGTGGTTGGTCAGCAGCAAGTAGTTGAGTGTATCCAAATCGGTTCGACCGGCCTTACATGGGTCGCACTGTTGGGTGCAGTGGCTACCCCAGCCTAAACAGTAAAACGGGGGGCTTCGGCCCCCTTTAATTTTTGGAGGACTTGATGACTGTCTACGAACTTGTTGACAAACTAGGTGGTGAAGTCTGCCGAGGCAGAGCGCGTGTACGCCTTGATGGCAAATGGATAATTATTGGTCAGCTTAACGGCGACGACATGATATTTACCGAAGAAGGCCGACAACTACTTGCCGCGCCGGACGTTATGCCTGATGATGGCCCCCGTAAGCGTGGTAGACCCGCTAAAACCCCTATAGTAGAATCGGCTGAAATAACCAGCGAGGAAGTTGCTCCTGTAGAGATTCAAGAACAAGCTGCCCCTCCAGACACTGAGCCGATCGGCTTAGTTGGCTAAGGACTAATGAAATGGCGACAGTAAAAGTTGTAGACCTGATTAGCAGAGCGTTAGTTCTACTCAAGGACCCCACAGCAGCACGGTGGCCAGCAGTAGAACTTCAGTATTGGCTAAACGATGGTTATCGTGAGATTGTCAATCGTCGCCCAGACGCAAACGCGCAGGTAGGTAACTTTACATGCTCCGCCGGTTATAGACAGTCTATTGAAGCATTTCAAAACGCCCAGCGGCTATTAGAGGTTATTTCGAATGTAGCCACTGGGTCGTCTAAACGAACTATACGTCTTGTAGATCGTCAAACTATGGACGATCAATTGCCCGGGTGGAATACTGTAAACCCCTCTATTACTATAGAGAAGTACATGTTTGACCATCGATTACCAAAAGAATTTTTGGTATACCCGCCCGCTACTACTTCTGCGCAACTTGAGATTGTTTATTCTACTTTCCCTGCCGCGCATTCGCTAACTGAGCAACAGTTAATGAACCCAGCAACTACTACAACCATCAATCTTGATGATACGTACGCCAACACACTGCTTGATTATATGATGTACCGCGCTTATAGCAAGGATGTCGAGCAGGCAGGTAACGCGCAACGCGCTGCTGCGTATTACCAAGCTATGATGGATGCGCTAAACGGAATAAACACCAGCGAACAGAAAGAAAACCCGGAGGATAGATAATGTCAACCGTCTACTGGGAAACCTTTCACCCGCTAATAACACCTGATGTGCCCGGGTGCCCGCTTGAAATTATTAACAGAGAACTCGGCGTTATCGCTGAAGATTTTTTCTCCCGCACTCAGTTGTGGCGCGAAAACATAACAACGCAGAACACCGTCATTGATCAAGCACTATACGACATCACTGATTGCGCTGTAATTGAGTCTGTGTTGTGGGCGAAGGTAGACAACATAAACATCACGCATACAGACGAGCGGCTTGTTAACCCTGAAGATTTGACACGTACTGGACAGCCGACAGATTTCTGGATCGTACAGGAAACACAGATTCGTCTGTTTCCTATCCCAGACACAGTTTTACCATTGACTGTACGTGTGGTGTTAAAGCCTTCGCGCACCGCGCGTGGCATACCAAAATTTGTTTATCAGCGTTGGGTTGATGCGTTTGTGAGCGGAGCTATCTACCGTATCGCACGTACGCCCAACAAAGAATGGACAAACACAGAACAAGCCGCAATGCACAAAGGTTTGTACGAACAAGCTGTGACTAACGCGCGGATTCGCGAATACAGAAATGTGCAGTTGCATGTGCGCATGCGACCGTTTTAAGGAGCGGCTATGTCTGCTGGTATATACGATATTTACATTGAGCAAGGTGCTACATACAATCAGCCATTGGTCTGGAAAGACTCTAGCGGCACAGCGGTCAATGTTACTGGCTACACTGCGCGTATGCAAATTCGCAAAACTGTAGACGCGACTACTATTATTTTGACTTTGACTACAGAAAATGGACGCATAACAGTGGGTGGGGCAAATGGCCTTATAACTTTGTTGGTGTCCGCCGCAGACACTGCTGCGCTTACTACTTTTTGTGGTGTATACGATTTAGAAGTTATCTCTCCTGCTGGAGTAGTTACTAGACTACTCGAAGGTCAAGTTGAGGTAAGCAAGGAAGTGACTAGATAGGAACAGCCATGAGCCAGATACAAGTAGTTGTTTCATCGTCTAGCGACGTAATCGAGCTTATTCAACAAGGCCCCGCTGGTGCAGCCGGTCCTACTGGCCCTGCGGGTACTGCTGGTCCTACTGGTCCTGCGGGTGGTCCTACTGGTCCTACTGGTAACTTAGGTCCTACTGGTCCTACTGGTACTGTTGGTTCAACAGGCCCAACGGGCCCAACTGGCGCTGCTTCTAACGTCGCTGGTCCTACAGGGCCTACTGGTTCCCCCGGTTATATTGGTTTAGATGGCCCGACAGGTCCTACTGGCCCTGCTGGTACTGCAGGTGCAAATGGTCCAACTGGCCCCACTGGTACGGCTGGTACTTCTGGTACGACAGGCCCAACAGGTCCTACTGGTACGGCTGGTACTTCTGGTACAACTGGACCTACCGGCCCTACAGGTGCTGCGTCTAACGTCGCCGGTCCAACAGGTCCACAAGGTGTACAGGGCATACAAGGTGTTCAAGGTACTGCTGGTGCCGCTGGTCCTACTGGTCCGACAGGTGCTGCTGGTGCGGTAGGCCCTACAGGTTCTGGCCCTACAGGTCCGACAGGCGCAGCCTCTAATGTTGTTGGCCCTACAGGCCCAACGGGCCCACAAGGTGATCAGGGTAGCGCTGGTCCAACTGGTCCTCAAGGTGTACAAGGCCCGCAAGGTAATGTTGGCCCGACAGGTTCTGGTCCCACAGGTCCTACTGGGGCGGCTAGCACAGCCGTAGGTCCGACAGGTCCGACAGGTCCGACAGGTGCACAAGGAAGCGCAGGTTCAGCAGGGCCTACAGGACCAACGGGGGCAGCAGGTGCTGATGGACAATCATCTAGTTTTTATGAATATCAAGCAGATACGACCCAAACAAGTGGAGTCCCTTCGGCTGGGCATCTGTATTGGAATAACGCAACACAGATATCTGCGACACAGATAACGCTAAGTCACTTAGAGCAAGGCGGCTTAGATATTGATGTCTTTTTAGAGTTTATAAAGACAGGCGATACGGTAGTTCTTCAAGACAGAAATAGTTCTGCGAATTACCAAAAATGGCAAGTAAGTGCTACACCTACAGTAGTTACTAATAGCTATGTAACTTTGCCAGTTACGTTGATAACTTCTGGTGGTGTAGGTACAAGTAATTTTTCAAACAATCATCAGCTAATTGTTGTCCTACAATCTATTGGCTTATCAGGTCCTACCGGCCCTGCTGGCGCGACTGGCCCTACTGGCGCAGCAAGTACAGTGGCAGGTCCGACTGGCCCACAAGGTAATGTAGGCCCAACAGGCCCAACTGGTGCACAAGGTGCTGCCGGTTCCGTAGGACCTACAGGTTCACAAGGTCCGCAAGGTATACAGGGTGTACAGGGCGTAGCGGGTCCTACTGGCCCAACTGGTGCACAAGGTGATGCAGGTTTAGCAGGACCAACTGGCCCAACGGGTGCGCAAGGAACCCAAGGCGCTGTAGGTCCCACTGGTCCAACAGGTGCGCAAGGAATTCAAGGCACCGCAGGGCCGACTGGTCCTCAAGGCGTACAAGGTATACAGGGCAATCAAGGTGTAGCAGGCCCCACTGGTCCGACAGGTGCTGCGTCTAACGTGGCTGGCCCTACAGGTCCTACAGGTGCGACAGGTAACACTGTCCAGTATATGACCAAGACGGCTAACTATACTGCCGCTGTTGGCGAAGGTGTTTTAGCTGATACATCAGGTGGTTCGTTCACAGTAACTTTACCTGCGTCTCCCACACTTGGGGCGCAAGTACTAATAGCAGACGCAGGTAACGCATGGGGCACAAACAATCTTACAGTTGGTAGAAACGGTTCCACTATTTCCAATTTAGCGGAAAACTTAGTTTGTAATATCAATGGTGTTAGTGTTCAGTTTATTTACGACGGCACTACATGGGAAGTTTTTGCTCAGATTGGTGGCAATGGTGGTCCGGCTGGGATCAATACTGGTAAAGCCATCGCAATGGCAATCGTCTTTGGAGGTTAATCATGGCAGCGCCTAATATCGTCAACGTCGCAACTATTACAGGCAAGACGGCTGTGCAAGCAGTCGGAACGTCTGCCACAGCGATTGTCACCAACAGCAGCGGTAGTAACAAAGTACTGAAGATCAACGCGCTATACATCAGCAACGTGGACGGAACGAACAATGCCGAGATTACCGTTGATTTGTTCCGTAGTTCTGTTGCTTATCGAATTGCGTTCACAGTGATCGTGCCCGCTGACGCCGTGCTCGATGTTCTTAGCAAAGCCATTTACCTTGAAGAAGGCGACAGCTTGCGATTAACGGCTAGCGCGGTGAGTGATCTTGAAGCTGTTTGCAGTTACGAGGAGATCAGCTAATGAGGCGCGGTAATGGGGGTTATATTGGCCCTAGAAACTTATCTTCTGTTAATAGCGCCACTGGCGTATGGGCATTGAGCGAGGGGCAACAAGGACAAGGCGCAAATAGTTGGCCGAGCATGAATGTACCTGTTACATATCTTGTTGTTGCTGGCGGTGGCCCCGGCGGTAAGTCAGGTGGGTCTGGTGGTGGCGGAGGAGGGGCTGGGGGGTTGCTCACAGGAACAATAATGGCGGTTGTTTCTTCTACTTACACGATCAGTGTTGGCGCAGGAGGTACGCCGAATACTACGTCTTACTCCGCCGGTGGAAATAATGGCGGTAATTCGACATTTGGAGGAAGCCTTACAGCGTTAGGTGGTGGCTATGGTTCTTCCGCAAACTCTGCAACAATTTATTCAAGCCCCGGCGGCAGCGGCGGTTCTGGCGGCGGCGGGGCGCAACGAGGTAGTGCTCTTGGTGGGGCGGGGACTGCGGGGCAAGGTAATTCTGGAGGTAACGCATCTACTTCTGATTCTGGTGGTGGTGGTGGTGGCGCGGGCGCTGCAGGTAGCAACGCACCAGATGGTACTACCGGCGGAGCGGGGGGTGTAGGGGTTGCGAATAGCATTACTGGGACTTCAATTTTTTACGCTGGAGGAGGAGGTGGTGGCGGCAGCACCGCTGGCGCTGGCGGCAGCGGTGGAGGCGGTAACGGCGGTGCCGGGTCTGCTTCCGCCGGGAGTGGTTTAGCTAATACTGGTGGCGGCGGTGGTGGTAACGGCAATTCTAATTCTATCCCGGGTACTGGTGGGTCGGGCGTTGTCTTTTTAAGTTTTGTTGATACTTATACACCTGCGGCGGTAACAGGTTCTCCTACGATAACTACTGCTGGAGGTAAAAAAATTTATAGATTTACAGGTTCTGGGTCGATCACGTTTTAAGGGTGATATATGGCGCATTTTGCTGAGATTGGATTAAACAACACGGTGATGCGCGTTATTGTCGTGCATAACAATGAACTACTCGACGAAAACGGGCGAGAGAGTGAGGCCAAAGGTGCCGAATTCTGCCGTAACTTGTTTGGTGGAACATGGCTTCAAACAAGCTACAACGGCAACATGAGGAAGAACTACGCTGGTATCGGCTTTACTTACGACGCGCAGCGTGATGCTTTCATCGCACCAAAGCCTTATCCTTCATGGGTATTGGTTGAAGATACTTGCCAGTGGACCGCGCCTGTTGCAATGCCGACGGATGGTCAGATGTACGTGTGGGATGAAGCAACAACCTCTTGGGCTTTACCGGAGTAAGCGATGACAATCTTAACGGATATTCTCACCCCCACTAACATCCTTACTTCGACTGCGGATAATAGTTACACGGGGAAACAGTCCTATATTGGGTCGTCTAGTAAGATCGCGGTCGTGTTCAACGACGCGGCGGAGACGGTAACGGTGTCGGCGACTGCGGCAACAGGTACGATTAACTACGACATCACCACGCAATCTGTTCTGTACTACACCAGTAACTCATCAGGGAACTGGACGGTGAATTTCAGAGCGTCGAGCGGTACTAGTTTGAATACCGCACTATCTACAGGGCAGTCTGTTACGGCTGTGTTCATGGTGACACAAGGAGCTACTGCTTATTACAACAGTGCAGTGCAAGTCGATGGCTCGTCTGTTACGCCGAAGTGGCAAACTGGTACCGCTCCTACTGCAGGTAACGCGAGTAGTATCGATGTGTATTCGTACACCATCATAAAAACAGCAAACGCGACGTTTACTGTTTTAGCTTCGCAATCAAAATTTGCTTAAGAGCGCAACATGCCATTACTAAGCACAAGTGGAGCTGCAGCAGCTAAAGGGTTTGGAATGTTTATCGATCCTATGGCTAAATATTTTTTTGGTGGTGTTAGTATTGGTGGAGGGTATGGTGGTATTGCTCACAGTGTTACTACTATAAATAATAATGTCTACGTTTCAGGAGTTTCTGGCCAAAATCAAATAATAGCTTACGACTCTGTTGGTAATTTACTTTGGCATAAAAATAAGTCATGTGTGTCGAACAGTAATTCTGGAATAGTCGCAGACTCAAGTGGAAACCTTTATGTAACTACTACAATTTATGATGGTACAAGATACTACGCGCATTTGGCGAAACTAGATTCTTCTGGTTCATCAGTATGGCAAGTACGGTTTGGAACGACAAGCGATAACACTTACGTAGCTAATATATGTCGAACACCAACAGGTGTCGTAATAGTGGGTGATACAGTAGATTCTTCTAGACGAGCGTTTATTGCTAGTTATGATACTTCTGGAACGCTTTTATGGCAGAGAGGATTTGTTCTTAGTCAAGGAGGAACATACAACTCTGCTTATTTTAGCGGTGCCACTGCGGATTCTTCGGGTAATGTTTACGCAGTAGGGGCTGTTAGTGTTACGGCTGGCGGGCGTCGTGTTCTATATGTGAAATACGACTCTAGTGGCGCAATACAATGGCAATATGTAATGGGCGGCGGTGGGTATATTTCTACAGGTGTTGGTATAGCGCGTAGTTCTTCTGGAGAAATTTACATATCAGGGTATGGTAACTATAGAGCCGGGGGAAGCGTCGATTTTTGTATCTGGCGGCTAAATTCGTCTGGCACCGTTACATTTAGCGGTGCGGCGTTAGGTACTAATATGCTCGGGAGTGGTATTGTTATAGATAGTCAAGATAATGTTTATGTATCTGGGTTTGATAACAATACTAATGGAAAAATAATTCTTGCTAAACTTAACTCAAATCTATCTTGGCAGTGGATTAATACAGTAGCTCGATCACCTATAAATACTGATTCTTATGCTTACGGAATTTGTTTAGACGCAAAAACAAATTTATGCTTCACTGGGCATCAATCTACTGATAGTAGCAGCAACACATGGCGATATATGTTTTTTGGTAGAGTTCCGTCAGACGCGTCAAAAACAGGCACTTACACGTTGTCTTCAATATCTGAAGTTTACACAAATAGTTCCTTCTCCTACAACCAGTACTCGATCGCAGAGCCGACTACAGCAAATCTGGGCACTGACTACTCGTTAGGTTACACATCCTCTGCCTACACCATATCGTTATCTAACGGCACACAAACTATTGCCACTAAAATACTATAAAGGCGAAAACAATGACACTAAAAATAGCCGTATACGCGATCAGTAAGAACGAAGCGCAGTTTGTTCAGAGGTTCTGTGAGTCGGCCAAAGACGCTGACTTGGTGTTAATTGCCGACACGGGGTCTACCGATGAAACAGTGGAGTTGGCTCGTCAAAATGACGCTGTTGTTCATAATATCTGTGTGTCACCTTGGCGCTTTGATCGTGCTCGGGACGCTGCTTTGGCCCTGATCCCCCGGGAATACGATGTCTGTATCTCGCTGGATTTGGATGAGGTGCTGGAGCCCGGATGGCGTGAAGAGATCGAACGTGTATGGCAGGAGAACACCACACGGCTGCGCTATAAGTTCGACTGGGGTTGCGGCATATCTTTCTACTACGAGAAAATCCACCACCGCCATGGTTATCACTGGCACCACCCAGTGCACGAATATCCTGTTCCAGACGGACGGATCACTGAGGTCTATGCTCACACAGACAAGCTACTGGTGCGCCATTTGCCGGACCCATCAAAGAGTCGTGGGCAGTACTTAGACCTACTGAAACTGGCGGTAACTGAAGACCCGCACTGCCCGCGTAACGCGTTCTACTACGCCCGTGAGCTGACTTTCTACAGCATGTGGGGCGAGGCAGTAGTGGCACTGTTTAAGTACCTCGACAACCCCAAGGCCAACTGGCCGAACGAGCGGTGCTACGCCATGCGCTTACTAGGCAAAAGCTACGCCGCGCTGGGGGTCGAAGCGCAGTCACTTGCATGGCGGAAGAAGGCTTCAGAGGAAGCGCCTAATACCCGGGAGCCTTGGGTTGAGTTAGCAGAATACTATTATTCAAAAGCAAAATGGCAAGAGTGCTTGTCAGCCGCAGAGCAAGCGCTTACCATCAAAGATAAGCAAGCGGTCTACACCATGGACCCCTCCGTATGGGGAGCGAAACCTTTCGATCTTGCGGCAGTTTCTGCATATAATCTGGGCCTGTACGACAAGGCGCTCATGTATGGTGAATCTGCGGTGGAACTAGCCCCAGAGGACGAGCGGTTGTCATCTAATCTGGCTTTCTACAAGAAAAGGTGTAGTGATGAACTCGTCGGATCAAGCGACTGAAAGTGCGACAACAGTCGCAGCAAAACTAGGCCCCCCAGCGACAGTCTCGCTAGCAACAGTTATGGGTGTACAGGTCAGTGATCTTGTCCTGTGGGCGACGTTGATCTACACCGTCTTGTTGATCGGCCATAAGGTTTATCAGATATATAAAGACGTAACGCGCAAGGACGACACGGAGGAATAAATTGACCCGCTAACCCTTCTAGCCGCCGCCAACGCAGCAGTTGCCGCAGTTAAGAAAGGGTGTGAGTTATATAAACAGATCAAGGGCGCAGCAGGTGATGTGTCCGATGTGTTGAAAGACTTAAAGGAGCAATACGAAAAAATAACAAGCCCGACACCAGTACAAAAGCAGCAGTATCACGCTGAGGTGCAACGGGTGCAGGAGATAGCTAAGGCTGACCCAAACGATGTCTACACTGACATAGGCAATCAGTTGGGTACGTTGATGGACTCGTATGACGCAATCAGTAAGTTGTTCTTGAAAGAGCAATTAGACGCTAAGCAGGTGTACAAAGGAGATGAAAGCGTCGGCAGGCGGGCGCTGAAACGAATATTGATCACGTCGAGGTTGGACTCTATGCTGGCTGAAATTAGAGAGACGATGGTGTATAAAGCCCCGCCGGAGTTGGGGTCGCTGTGGAGCAAATTTGAGGAGATGTGGCAGCGCATTGTTGCCGAACAAGAGGAAGCCCACGCAGAAGAACTTAGACTGGCTCAGATAGCAAGATGGCGACGCAAAAGAAGAATAGCGGAAATAAGAGCCAAGGTAGTGTGGGTTTCGGCAGTGGTTTTCGTAGTAGCGTGGGCAGTGGGACTCCTATGGCTGACGACAAAAAGCGCGACGCAGAGGATGTCCCTTGGTCTTTGATCACGGTAGTGCTGGCTGTGATCTTAATGTTCTTTATTGTCATGCCCATCTTAGCGTTTATGTACTACGACATGTACTACGCTACCCAAGCGGCAATACATGAAGTCAGGAAGATGCGGGAACTGCGCAAGGAAATACAGATTGAGAGGATGTACGGACAATGATCACCCTCGCACAATTTAAGAAGTTCGCTCCCAACACCAAGTACGCTCAGCAATGGTACGACACCCTGTTTGGCCCCCAGACCGAATTGGGTGGTAAATCCCTCCTCGACGAATATCAGATCAATACTCCCAAACGCGTGGCGGCATTCTTAGCACAATGTTCGCACGAGTCGGGTGGATTTGTGTTTGTGTCTGAAAACCTGAACTATTCAGCGTCTGGACTGATGCGGGTGTTCCCCAAGTACTTCCCGACCCAAGACTTAGCTAATGCCTACGCTAAGAACCCCAAGAAGATCGCCAGCCGGGTATACGCTAACCGGATGGGTAATGGGGATGAAGCGAGTCAAGAGGGGTACGTGTACCGGGGACGGGGCATCCTCCAGTTGACGGGCAAGGATAACTATTTTTGGTTTGCTGCGTCCTTAGAGATAACACCAGAGCAAGCCGCCGAGTACTTGGAAACATTCCAAGGGGCGGCGCAGAGCGCATGTTGGTTTTGGGAGGATAAGAAGCTCAATAAGTACGCCGACGAAGGTGACATCAAAACAATGACATTGAAGATTAACGGCGGGTATATTGGTCTAGCAGATAGGGAGCATCATTATGAAGTGGCGCTTAACATGTTTGGCTCTGATACTCGTTTGGCTTAGTGGATGCGATCAGTACAGGTATCCTTGCCAGAATCCCGACAACTGGGAAAAGAAGGAGTGCAAGCGGCCTTACTGTAGTTCCACCGGCACCTGCCCTGACCAACTTGTTAAACCTGAAGATGCAAAGGTAGACAATGAACCCCCTAAAATTGATCAGTCAGTTTCTTGCACTCAATCAGGAACAGCACGATGCGGTAATTAAGTTCTGCATCGCCGTCACGTTCTGCTTCACAGTCGTGATGATGGTGGGCATTTCGCTCTACTCAGTGGTCTGGGTGACGCAACCGATGACGGGTATGGCCCCTGCGGACAAGCAGTTTTTCTTGATCTTGAGCGACATGTCCAAGTATATCCTTGGCTCTTTGGCGACGCTCTTGGCTGTGAAGGGTAAGGACGCACTGCCGATGTTCACCCCGCCCGGACTGTCTACCGCTGCGGAACGTGAGGATAAGCCGACCCCACCGCCACCAGCACCAAAAGCCCCCGCACCTACTCACGCACCGGTGCGCATGGAGCCTACAATTGATCCTATTAGTTCCCCGCCACCAGTAGTTACAGGTTATGGTGGTAAACCCGCCCCCCAACAACCACCTCACCCGGAGATATCATGATGCTACTTTACGTACGGATGGCAGTAACCGTTCTGCTAAGTATGTTCTTGGCCTTCCAGATTCATGCTGGGGAGACTAAGAAAGTTTGCCACGCCGAGAAAGACCGCAAAGGCAAAGAGGTGCAAGTTTGCCGCGAGGTTAAGGTTCACAAGAAGTTGGATGGTACAAAGGTGCCTCCCAAATGAATCCTTGGCTGATACTCGGCGCAGTCCTTGCGATAGGCGCAGCCGCTGGAGCCAGCTTCTTCGCTGGTGCAGAAAGTGGCCGCGCCGAGGTTCAGCAGAAGTGGGATAACCAAATGCGCCAGCTCGCTGAAGAGCGCGCGAAAGAGATAGAACTTACTCGGGAAAAAGAGCAAAATATGCAACTAGCTGCGGAAAATATCCGCAAGGAGAAGGAACGTGAGATACGCGATATTTCTGCTAGGAACTCCGCTCTTGTTAACAGCTTGCGCGACCGCCCCGAGCGCCCCAGTGACAAAGGTGCCGTGTCCGGTTCCACCCCCGCTTGTAGTGGAGCGTCCGGCGCGGAACTGGCAAGGCGAGATGGAGAGTTTCTTGCAGGGTACAGTGCCGACGCAGCCAAGCTCGCCAAAGCCTTAGAACTTTGTACGGCTCAGTACGAAACAGTACGAACCGAACTCTTGAAAAAGTAGGACACACCATGGCAGCACTTGTTATCAAATCTTTCGCAGGAATCTCACCGAAGACTCCATCGCGATATTTGCAGGACACACAAGCGCAAGTGGCTATTAACTGCCCTGTGTTCTCTGGGTCGATTCAGCCGTTAGCCGATGTAAGTGCGTCTCTACTGACGTTATCTAAACAAACGATCCCGCAGACAATCTACCGTTACGGCCAAGATATTGATTCTGAGACTCAGTACTGGTTTAACTGGGGCTCCGATGTAGACGTATGCCGCAGCCAGATTGCTGGTGATGAATCGGAATGGACGTTCTACACAGGTGATGGCGCGCCTAAAGCGACTTACAACACTATTGCGCTGTCTAGTACTGACTACCCATCTGTATCCCGCCCGTTAGGTTTACCAGCGCCCACCACTGCTGTAACTACGTCGTTAGGTCCTTACGACCCAGCTACTGACCCAGCTGAAGTTTATATTTCTGCGGAAAATGTAGAGGCAGCTTCTGCTACTTACGGTGTTGATTACAGTTTAGACGACGGCGCTACTTATACAAACGTAGCTATTACAACTAATACAGCAACAGCTATTGCTACGGCATTAGATGCTGTGGCTACGCTGACTGCGACTGTTGTAAGCGGAGAAGTTTTAGTTAAGACTACTGCGACTGGTGAAACGGCTAAATTGCGTATACGCATACGCACGGGTAGCGAAGTTAACGAAAACAGTACGTTTACCTACAGCGGGTATGAT